ACGCAAATGGATCGCGTCGGCCAATACGCGAAGGTGGGCGAGATCACTTTGTATGAAATCAGGGTCGAGATGAACCTCCAGTTCCGCAGCCAGTTCTCACCGACCATTGTGGACGACCTGAAGCTCATCAGCATCCAAACGCAATTCCCCGACAAGGCGCACGCCGATGCCGGCACTCCGCAGCTCGATCGCGAGTACGAGATCGAGACAGGACCGTAAGCAGTCAAACAAGGAGAGCAACAATGCCCGTTTCTTTCAACAGCATCCCAGCCAACTGGCGCATGCCCCTATACTGGGTGGAAGTAGACCCCAGCATGGCCGGCTATCCAAGCTCGCGCCTGGCGTCACTGATCATCGGCACCATGCTTTCGACCGGCACCGCGTTGCCTGACGTGCCGGTGCCGGTGCCGTCGCAGGCCGACGCGCGCCAGTTGTTTGGTTACGGCTCGATGCTCGACGGCATGGTGCAGGCGTTCACCCAGAACAATTTTGCCCAAGAGCTTTGGGTGGTCCCGATCAAGGAAGCGACCGCGGGCGTGGCCGCGACCGGCAAAATCTCGGTTACCGCGGCGGCGACAGCGGCGGGCACGCTGCCGGTCTACGTCGCCGGCCGCAGGGTGCAGGTGTTTGTTGCTGCGGGCGAGCCGATGGACACGACCGCGACCAACATCGCCGCTGCAATCAATGCCGATCCGTCGATGCCGGTGACCGCGGTTGCAACTACTGCCGAGGTCGATCTCACCTGCAAGTTCAAGGGCGTCGAGGGCAACGACATCGATGTCAGGCTCGCCTATGGCGGCGCGCTCGCGGCCGAGCAGGTGCCGATCGGCCTCCTGATCACTCTGCCGGCCACCAACAAGCTGACGGCGGGCACCGGCGATGTGGACATCACGCAGGCGCTCGTGAACCTGGGCGATGAGCCCTACGAGTACGTCGCCACCGGGTACACCGACAGCACGTCGCTCGCGTTGCTGGAAGGCGAGTACGGCTTCAGCGACAACGGCCGATGGGGCTGGATGCGCCAGCTCTACGGACACATCTTCGCCGCCAAGCGCGGCGTCGCGGCGGCGGGCGATGCTGTCGGCTATGCCGATCTGTTGCAGTACGGGCCGAACAACAACAGCGGCGTCGTGTCGGTCATGGGCATCGAGTCGAACTCGCCCACCCCGCCCTGGTGCTTTGCTGCGGCTTACACCGCAAAGGCGGCGCGCGCGCTGGTCAACGATCCGGCGCGTCCGTTGCAGACGCTCTCGCTGGACGGTTGCCTGCCGCCGCCGAAGCATCAGCGCTTCACCATGCGGCAGCTCAACGATCTGGCCTGGGTCGGCATCGCCACGCAGGCGATCAACGCCGATGGCGTGCCGGCGATCAAGCGGGAAAGCACCACCTATCAGAAAAACCTCTACGGCCAGGGCGACGATGCCTATGAGCTGGTGCCGACGCTGGCCACGCTGGCGGCACTGTTCCGCTCGCAGCGCTATGCGATCACCAGCAAATATCCGCGTCACAAGCTGGCCGATGACGGAACGCGCTTCGGTGTCGGTCAAGCCATCGTGACGCCGAAGATAATAAAAGCCGAGCTGATCTCGCAGTACCTACAGGACGAGTTCTTGGGGCGGGTCGAGAACCTGACCGCATTCAAGCAGAACCTCATCGTGGAGCGAGCAGTTGACGACCCGAACCGGGTCAACGTCCTCTATCCGCCCGACCTCATCAATCAGCTTCGGATATTCGCCGTGCTGGCGCAATTCAGGCTGCAATACAACAGGGGCGTCGATACCTCGATCGCCGCCTGATCGAAATGTTGTTGAAACGGCACGGCGCGCATACAGGCCGTGCGCGCCGTTTTCATCATGGGAGACGGAATTTTGTACGGGAAGGTGAACAAACCATTCTGGAGCGACAAGCCGGTGGTCGTCATCGGCGGCGGCCCGTCGCTGATCGGTTTCGACTATGAGCAATTGCGCGGCGCGCATGTGCTGGCGGTGAAGGGAAAAATCTTCGGCATTCCGTGGGCGGACGCGGTCTTCGGCCTCGACGTGAAGCGCTACACGGAATGGCGCGAAAAGCTCGCGGAGACACGCACGCGCGTCTATTGGGCCGTGCCCGAGGAACAGCTCGACCAGGCAGGGCCACCGCCCGCGAAGAACATCACGCTACTGAAACGCATGGACGGTCGCGGCCTGTCGGACGACCCAAGTGAAATCTATGGCGGCGGCACCAGCGGCTTTGGGGCGCTGCAGGTCTGCATCCACAAGCAGGCACGGGCAATCGTGCTGCTGGGCTTCGACTACAACGGCGGATGCGAGCAGCAGAGTGAGAAGTGGGATGAGTGGGCCGAGCACTTCGCGGTCTATGCGCCCTACTTCAACGAGCACCGCATCAGCGTCGTGAACGCCTGCCCCGCGTCAACAATCAGGTGCTTTCAGAAAATGACGCTTCCCGATGCCGTCGCGATGGTTCGCCACAGCATCGGGGCGTGAGTTCAACGCCGCCTAAAAACAGGAGAAACACCATGCCCCAAGGCCCGTTCGCTGGAACCGCGTATCTGAAGGTCGATAGCAATCAATACCCGCTCAAGGGCAACCTGACGGTGTCCGCGTCGGCGGTCGAGCGCACCGGCATCGCGGGCCAGGACTACGTCCACGGCTATCAGGAGCTGCCGCGTGTGCCCTACATCGAGGGCGACGTGTCAACGCTGCCCGAGGTGTCGCTGGACTTCCTCGAAGCCATCACCAACGCGACGGTGACCGCCGAGCTGATCAACGGCAGAACCTACGTGCTCAGTCAGGCGTGGACCAAGGGGCCGCTCGAAATCAACACGCACGACGGACAATTTCGGATCAGGTTCGAAGGCGTGAGCTGCATCGAGATGGCGCCGTAAAAGGAGCAACCATGCAAGAGGCGGTTAAGAAGACCGAGCCAGAGGCCGCGGCGCCACCGCGGTTGAAGGAAGTTGTTGTTGATCTGATAACGCCGGTGCAAGCGCACGGCGAGACGATCAAGCAATTGAAGTTTCGCCGGCCGACAGGCGGCGACATAATGGCGATGACCACGGGCTACCCGATCAACATCAACTGGCAGAGCGGCGAAATCACCGTCAACCCGCCCGTGATGGGCGACATGATGTCCCTGCTCGCGTCGGTTCCGCCATCAACGATCAAGTCAATGGACGCGGAGGACTGGTCAACCTGTGCCTATGCGTTGATGCGTTTTTTCCCGCCGGGCGTCCAGGGGACGCAGTCTTAAACTGCTACCGCTTGGCGAAATTCTACTCGCGGCCTCCGGGCGAGTTCTTGGCGATGACGCTGGACGAGGTCAATCAGCATATGCACTGGACCGACATGCTGTTGGCGACCGCAGAAAAGCAGCGACGACCGGATTAAGGGCGGAACGACATGGCCAATGAAGATGTCCTGAGACTTCGCGCAACCTTCGTCTCAGACCAAGCGCTGGCGAACATCCGCAACATGGGCCGCGAGATCGGCCTCATGCAGACGAAGGCTGGCACCGGCGCAAAGGCGGCGAGCAAGGAGTTCCAGGCGCTATTCGGGTCGCTGCAGCAGGTCGGCGGCGCCATCACCGCGACATCGTCGGCTTTCGGATCGTTCGGCCTGGGCGCGGCCGGCGCCGCCGGTGCAGCCGCGGGGCTGGTGCTATCGCTCAATCGCGTGGCGAATCAGGTCGTACAGCTCAAGTACGCGAGCAAGGAAATCGGCATGTCCGAGCGCGATCTGCGCGCTTGGATGGAGACAGCCGAGAAGGCGGGACAAGCCCCCGAGGCGATGCTGGGAAGCCTCAAGAGCTTCAGCCGCACCATGAACGAGTTTAAGTACAACATGGGCGCGGGGTTTGATGACATCATCTCGCGCGGTGGCGGCCCGCTGATCAACGCCCTAAAGGCCGCAACGACGCAGGGCGAAAAGCTCAAGATCGCGTTCCAACAAAAAGACCGGATGGATAAGGCTGATCCGTCCGGCTTCACGTCGCGAATGTATTTCCAATCGATCGGCCTTGGCGCGGAAGCCGCTGCGCTGTCGCTGGATCAGTACAATAAATCGCGGGCAAAGATGGAGGACATAACGCCTGAACAGCAGGCGGCGGCGCAGAAGTACAAGGACTCGCTGGTCGAGATGGGCACGGCCTGGGACAAGCTCGTGCTGGTCGGCTCGAAGCCGCTGTTTCCGGCGGCCACAGGGGTAATGAATGCGATAAGCGGAGCGATTGAATCGAACATCAAGCAAATAAACGAGATGGATAAGACGTTGCAGGCCGCGAAGGATAAGTGGGCAAAGGGCGACTACAAAGGTGCTGCGGCGACTGCTTTATTTGGTGAAGGTGACTACAGTTCATATTCAACCAACCCTGCCACGCACCCGATACCTCCACCGCTGGTGCGGGTTCCGCAGCCAAACATCTCGGGGATACCGGGAGTGCCCGGATCGAGGGCACGCCAAATTCCGCACATGGCGCGCGGCGGCATCGTCAGCGGCGCAACGCTGGCGATGGTTGGCGAAGGCGGCCCCGAGGCGGTCATCCCCCTCAACAAGCTCGGCGGTGGCAGCGCCGACAAGGCCGACGAGGTCCACACCGTCAAGGAAGGCACCTTCCAGGCGTTGATGGATTTCAAGGACTACATCGATGCCGATCGCCAGGGCAGCGGGTTCCTCGGCGGCGGTGGTGGTGGTCCCGGCGGCGGAGCACCCGGCGGTGGTGGCGGCGGCGGTGGTGGTGGCGGCGGCGGTGGTGGTGGCGGCGGTGGCGGTGGTGGAACGCCCGGCGGCGGTGGTGGCCCTGTTCTCGACACCAGCGGCAAGCCTGTCGATCCGCAGACGGTGGCCGGCCTCAAGCAGCTCGCGGCGTCCGGCAACACCGCAGGCATGCGGCAACTGATGTCCTCGCGCGGCTATCGCGTAGACAGCGCATGGTGCGGTGACCTCGCGCGCGCTTTTAGCGGTGGGTCCGGTTATCAGGTGCCGAAGGGATACTCGGTCGCTTCGAACTGGCGCAGCATTGGCGAGCATGGCGAAGGGGCGAACATCAATGATCCGGGGCGGGGCTTCGGCAGCATCGTCGCAAGCAAGACCAACGTGAAGATCGGCTCGACCGGCGGTCACGTCATGGAGATCGAGCCGGGCAGCTACGACCCGAAGACCAACACGGCGATGGTCGATGACACGGGCGGCCGGCGCCGCCGATCATTGAGCGGCTTCGAGATACGTTTGCTCCAGAAGGCGACCGGCGAGGTAGACAAGCCGAGCAGCGTGCCGGCGGGTGCTGCTGGCGGTGGCGATGCCCACAAGTTCATGCGTGGGCTTTCGTTCCTCGAAACAAGCAACGACCCGAACGTGGCGGCAAAAAGCGAAGGCGGCAACACGGGGTTCTTTCGGCAGAACGCCCGTGATGCCGCGCAGGCCAAGCGCGCTGGCTTGCCTGATCCGCGAACCGGAACCTACGACCAGCAAGAGGCTGCAAATTGGGCTTACATTCAAAAGTTTTTCCCGAAAGCCGCCGAAGCAATCAAGCGCGGCGACTACGATGCGGCTTCTCAGATGTTGCACGGGCATTGGGTTGGATTGCCCGGCGGCTCGCAGCCGCAGACCGCAGAGCGCATGGCCGAATGGCGGAAAACTCTGGCGCCGGATAAGGACGACGCAGCAGACCAGCGTACCGCGATACACAAGGACTTCGGCAAGGGCTTCACCCACAGGATGCAGGCAGCGCTCCAGGCGGCGAAAACGACCGCGACCAACCCCGGCACACCGGAGGAAATGGGAGGCTTCGCCGCCGATGTGACGGCGATGACGCTGGCGGGTGGCTCTCCGCAGAACATTCACGACTACATGGCCAAGCACGGCATCAACATGAGCGTGGCGACGTGCGGGCAGTTCATGGCGGCGATGGTCAAGCGGCATGGCGGCGAGCCGCCGCAAGGTTTTGAAACGGCTTCTAACTGGCGTGGATGGGGCGAAGGAGGTTATGCAGGCGGACCCGGTATGGCGAATATCGCGGTAAGAAACACCGGGAAAACGGGGCAGCCAGGATCGCACGTCACGGCGGCGGTCCCGGTCTACGACGACAAAGGAAACATCACAGCTTGGCAGGGGATTGGAGCAAATCAGTTCAACCCGAAGGGCGCGCAGCACGGCATCGGCCAGTATGGCCATGATGTTGTTTCAAACCGGCCGATCACGATAGGGAGCGGACCAAGGCAATATCAGATCAGGCATATGTTGCTTGGTCCCGATCAGGAGGCGCCGACCGCGCGCGTTGACGGCGCGGTGAACACGGGTGCGGCCGGCGCGTCGAATGTCCAGGGCAGCGTGAACGTGACCGTCAATTCGAACGGCACGGCGGCGAAAACGAATGCCAGTTCCCACGGCAGGCTGTGGCAGAACACGACGATCCAAAGCTACAAGCAGATGCAGTTGACCGACAGACCGGGAATAGGTTTCGGGCCGACATGATCATCACCGACATCAAGAACCCGTGGCGCAATGCGTTCCGAACGGCGTGGTTCCGCGGTGCGTTTTTCCATGTCGATACCGATGCGCGCGCGGGCGGCCGGCGCGTGGCGCTCCACCAATATCCAAAGAGAAATTTACCCTACGCCGAGGACATGGGCCGCACCGCGTTTGCGATCACGGTGCAGGGTTATTTGATTGGACCGAACTATCTCGATGACATGGACATTCTGATCGGATGCTTAGAAGACGATGGCCCTGGTTTGCTGAGTTTGCCGCTGCCGTACAATCTGCAAGATGTAATGGTGATGGTGCAGGGCTACAGCGTCACGACGAGTCGCGAAAAGGGCGGCTACTGCGCAGTCGAAATGGCCTTTGTCGAGTACGGCGACCCGACCTTCAGATCAACGGTCGCGACACCGGCTCAAATAAACGAGTCGGCTACAACGGTCGAGAACACGGTAGCGGGCACGCCGACACCGACAACGGCAACCGAAGTGCAGCCGTATGCTGCCGTCTACAACAGTGCAGGCGTATCAGACGTAGTCCCGAATTTGGAGGAATGATGAACTCCGACGAAGCAAATGAGGTTCTCGGCATCGTGCGGCGGATTGGCCCGGTAGTGCTGTCGGCTGCCGTCAGCTTGTCTGGGACCGTGGGGACATCGCTGCGTCGTGCGGTTGGAATGATGGTGGCAGATCAGAACATGATCAACATGCCAACCTTTGCCTATGCGTTCTCCGTTTGCGTCGATTTGGCGCGCTTCTGCCAAGCGACATTGGTGACGATGGACCGGGTACGCAAGGCCGCGCTGACGGAAGCGCCGTTCAGCCTGCCAGCGGTTTTGACGGTCCAGGCAATCGTGCGGATAACGCTGGCCGCGAATGCCCGCATAATAGCAACGACAACCTACAAATCGCGCGACCAGGTTGAAGCGGTGGCGGTGGCAATAAATGAGGCGTTCAGCGCAACCGAGGAACGGGCCTCAGATGATCTCGACAGCGCAACCTATATGGCGCTGATCCGCTTGCATGGAAATGTTGTTCAGCATTTGGCCACGCGCGCCCGCGAGCTGCCGCGCCTCATCAGCTACGACTATGCGACGGTGATGCCAGCGCTGCGAATGGCGCAGCGCGCCTATGGCGATCCGACTCGGTTTGCCGAGTTGATTGCCGAGAACGGTATCGTGCATCCCGCTTTCATGCCCGCATCGGGCAAGATGCTGGCGGTGTGAGATGGTCGTAAGAATACTCGATGCCCCGAACCCGCCGTCCAGCACGGCACCCCCGAGCAATCAGCCGGTTACGGCGCCGCCGGTTGCAAAGCTGCCGTCGAGTGTTACCGATCCGTATCAACAGGACAAAGTGGCAGCCCGGATCAGGAGCGGCAAGGAGGTCGTGACGCTGGAAGTGCGCGGAACGCTGTTCACGAACTGGACGACAGTGCGGGTCGAACAGAAGGTGACGGAGTGGTTCCCAACATTCCAGTTTGAATGCTCCGAGGCTGTTCCGGTCCCGCTGTCGATCGAGTCGGCGCAATTCGTCCCCGGCGATGTGGCGCGCGTCTATGTCGGCGGCGTGCCGGCGGTCTACGGCTACATCACAGAGCGCCATGTCGGCTACGA